GCCTGCTTGTGCGAATATATATACATATCGGCCTAATTGCAGTTCAACGCCTCTACCATTTATATTGGCATCGATACTGCCAGTTATAATATTTGATTGTGTACCAGCGTTAGTAATCCCAGATATTGTAGAACCACTTGCAAATAGCATCCCATTAATGCTTGTAATAGCAGATACATTATGATTGTCTATTGATGCAATACTAGAAGCTAATACTCCATTGATTCTATTTATGGTAGACATAGATTATTTTTTACCAGGTACGTAATCGGTAAAACCGTTATACTTCTTACCCTCTTTCTTAGCTGCCTCTCTACCCATACTAACTATACTTGCTATTGCTGTTTTTACTGCAGAACCAGAGATTGCTTCTGTATGAGTTGTAAGATAATCAGCTGGGTTTGCCTTAAATGCATCATGATTTGCATATACTCTATATGTAATAACTGCGCTATCATTTTGCACATCAATAGTAATTTTATCTAAGTCTAGATATGCTTTTGGTACTGATAAACCCTTAAATGTAATTGAACCTTGTAATGCCATTTTAATAAATTTAATTTAATTCTATATTGTCTTGTGATGGGTCAAAGAATACAACTTGGTCAGCTATTTTATATCCTATTGCCCTTACATATTCTCCAGCACCTGTAGGAGCTACTGTTGTTATTTGTCCTGAACCTCCTATAAAAATTGGAACTCCAGAAGTCCCAATTCCTACACTATATCCTACATCAATTATCCCTCTAATTAATACTCCATCAGATGGAGAGGTACTGAATGTTACTCCTACCATACCTGTCATTTGAGATTCAGTTGTCAAAGATGTGATTGGGAGAAATCTTGGTACATCGCTAACAAATTGACTCATGTAATGTACAGTACCTTGAGTGAAACTACCAGTTGTATAAGAAGGTACGAATACATCTCCTTTGTAGTCATAGTTACTAGATACATCATCCTTATGAAAAACTGTAGTAGTCTTGTCATCTTGCCATACAGCTTCTAAAGAAGAGTTTAATGCCAAGACTTGTCCTTCTGTGCCTGGGGCAGGAAGTTCTCCTTCGTCTGTCCATACAGGCTCTAAATCAGAATTAAGTGCAAGAACTTGTCCTTCAGTACCAGCTGTTGCTGGTTGTTTAATAAAATACTTCGACAAAAGGTCATACTTACTAGAATAAGTACAACTTCCGTCCCATATCCATTTTTTTGGTATTAATACTTCTTTTGCCATTTTATTTTATTTTAGACTACTCTAGTATATGTATTACTAGTTGTGTTGTAATAAGTAGCACCTGCCGCTAATCCTGCTCCAGATGCAGCAGCATTGTCTGCATATGCAGGTACAAGAGCTAATACAGCTTGTATATCAGAGAACTGAAGAACACTACTGCCATCTGTAATAAGCATTTTGTTTGCTCCAGGTGCCGTGTTGTCTGTAGGTAAACCATATACTGGAGTATTGTTGTGGTAATATGCTAATGACTTGGCTCCAATATTATCTACGTTAACTCTTAGTGAGTGAGTGTTTGATGAGGTGCTTGCTTTGAGTACTACAGATGTGTTTGCATTAACACCTACACCTGTTGATGAAATAGTCGTGTTAGCTATAGCTCCTCCTGCTGCCTTTGATGTTTGAGCAGCTATTGAAATATAGGCATCTGATTCAACTGAGTCTGCTATGACATTCATATTTGCAATACCCGCTGTGCCGTATGCAGAAGGGTCTCCATATTGACTAGTTGTTAGGAATGTGAAAGCATCGGTTTCGTAAGAATTGGTAATGTCAGTACTGTATATAGCAGGTTGCCCTGGATTATAGAAGTTTAGCGTACCTTCTGAATCTATACCTGCAGACTTTATTACAAACTGCCCTTTTGTGGCATTATTCTCAAACTTAGAAACATATAGTACTGCTCCTTCGTCATTAATAATTTTTTGAGTGCCTGGGATTCCAAGATAATCAGTTATTGTAAAGAAGTCTCTAAGGGGAAAACCTTGAGGCAGTTTCCCATTATCATCTAACTTCTCAATAGCTATAAAACCTGCACCTCCTTTCTTATCGTCACCTGTACCGATAGCGATAGAAAAGTCAGTCTCAGTGTTTCCTACAATTGTATCTTCTGTTAAAGGTCCTCCAAGTGCAATAGTTTTGGCTCCTTCTTCTCCTTTTTTAAAGTAAACGCCATTCTCCGCAGTATTTGCGAAATAACACGAAAGTCTCCGATACCCTGCAGGGATGTTGCAATTTTGTTTAATTACCCTTTCCCGAGGTATGGAGACATCATATGTGGGCGTACTTGCCGTGTACTTAGATAAACTCATTGCCCGTTATTTTGTTGTTTAATACTTTCTGCGAGTTCACGCAATCTTTCAAATAGTTTTGATAGTCCTGGATTACTAGCCATGATAATATATTTATAAAAAAAGGGGGAGGATACCCTCCCCCTTCTTAGGTTAATGAATCAGTCGATTAGACTCCTGCTACATCAGGGCAATCAGTAGTTCCACCTAGAGCTTCAATGAAGTCTTGGTATAAGCACTGTGCACCTTGAGGAATCAAGAATACGTATCTGATTTCTTCAGCCATTCTGCGGCTCGCTGTTCCAGCATAGTTGTTTCTTCTCAACTTAACTGTGAACTTGTCGTACTGTACGCAAGGCTCAAGTTTAGTTTCGAATCCACTCAAGTAACCTTCAGCGTAGCTCAATCGTGGAGAAATTCCAGCGAAGTACTCAGCAGAAGCTTTCTCTTGCTTCACATAGTTGATACCCCAGCTAGTTCCGTCAAAGTCTCTTTCGTGACGAGTTACACGGAATGGAGTAGTTACATATTGGTAACCCTCTTGGAGTACTGAAGGAGCTTCACCACCAGAAACTTGGATTTTAACTCCTTTAGGAGTGAAAGTTCCAATTTGCTCTGCAAGCATTGCTGGAGGACACAAGAAAGCGTTCTTAGCAACGAATTTGATACCACATTCGCAATCGTCTGAATATTCTCCACTGACTGCTGTAATAGTAATTACTACGTTACCTGTGTTAGTACTACCAGCTTTACCTGCTCCAGGGCTACCTGCATCAGAAGCAACAAGACTTACTGTAATAGTATCGCCTATTGCAAATCCTGAACCTGCAGCAGAGAGTGTAACGTTTGCTTCGTCTGGTGTACCATTTACAATTCCTAATGCTAATGTGGCACCTGTACCTGAGCCACTTGTAGTTACTCCTGTAGAACCTACTGTGGCAGTGATAGTGTCATTTTCTAAAATAGTAGCTCCAGAAGAATCTACTGTGAAAGAAGTAACTTCGCCTGCAGCAGGAGTAACTTCAGACCATGCAGAAAATTCGTAATCATCTGGCATAGCTGGGAAAATTGGGTCTGGAGTTTCGCAACCATCACATACTGGCTCAGAAACCAATGTCCCTGTATAACGTGCTCTACACTCTCCGATATCATCAGAAGATAGTGTTACACTCAAGTCAGTATAGATAGCTTGTAATTCCGCAAGTTTTGCAGCAGCAGCTGTATTTTTAGCGGCAACAGTAGCAAAAGGACCACAATCTAGGTCTACATCAAGTTCGATAGTCTTGTTGAAGATACTACAAGTTTCACCTGCAACCCAAGCTTCTGTAGTAGCAGAAAAGTCAGTGTCAGAAACACAAACAGAATCAGACTCTCCGATAGAAGAGAGCTCAAATCTTTCTTTTCCTACTGCGCCAAGACCCTGAGAGTGGTCATTGATGGTGTCCATCATATCCTCGATAGCTACATTTACATCTAGCTCGATAATATATACCACTGAATCAAGAGGGCCATTCCCTCTTCCTACTGTTTTTGTGATAGAAGCAGCAGTAGCAGCAGTATCAGCTACTAAGTTAGTCTCTAGAGCACCTGCGTTAACTAGAACGTTTGCATCGTATACTACCTTGTAAAGGAATCCATCACCAAATGCTGTGAATCCAGCAGGGCATGTATCACAATCTTCCAAGATTCTGATTTCTCTTTCATCTCCAGAGTCATCAGTAACTGTATTAGCAGGGAAAGCATATGCTGTAGGAAGACCTCCTCCTGATACTAATTGATAAACAGAAGTAATTCCTTCTCTAGAAATTCTTTCTACAGTGTATGCTGAGTATTGAGAAGCAACACTTGCTAGTGCTTCGCCAGTACCTTCATCCTGGATTGTAAGGCTGTACTTAACAACAGTACTTGCAGGAGTCATTTCAGGCTTACAAGAAGAAGTACCGATAACTTCTACTAAGTCACCTACTTTAATAGATGCACCTGTTCCAGCATCAGAACCAGCACGGAGCTCATAATTTCTAATGTTTTCAACTAGGTCCTCTACAATAGACTGACAAGAAGTGTTAGCACATGGGTTAAGACAGTTATCACAAGCATCAGGAGCACCTGAGAATACACTGAATTCCATATTAGCAACTCCATCACGGAAACCGAGGTAAGAAAGTTGCTCACCAAATAATTTCAATGAAACTGTAGTAGCCTCATTTTCTTTTAGTTTGATACCAGTACCAGCTGTTCCGTTATAACCTAAAGTTACAGAAGAATATACAGGAGCTTTAGCTGTATCAACAGTGACATCAAGAATATCATCTCTAGTAAATGCGATAGTTGAGAAGTTCTTGTTAGTCATTCCACCAGCTTCCTGTGTACGACCTGTACCAACTTGAATTTGGAACAATTCTTTTGCTCCATAGCCATCAAGGCTTGCTACTGCGGCTGGACCTTGAGCAGTCTTAGCAGCCATTCTAAATAAACCAACCTGCCCATTAGCGAGGGTCAGTGAGCCGCCACTGTTTTTGACGGACTGGGCTCCCAATTCTGAGAGAACCATTAAGCGTGAATACGCTGAATTGTGAGAACGTGAATTCATAATTTCGAGTTTTAGTTAAAATTTAAATATTGTTAATAATCCTATCCCTTTGAATGCCAGTTGAATTGGCATCCCCATAGTTCCTGAAGAATGACTCTGCGCACATCGAAATTACTTTATTAGAAAAAGCATCGTCACCTTCAGTATCTATATCTGTAGAAGCGTTTCCATTTATGTCTATGTATCCCGATATATCAACTGGTCGTGGATGACGATAGTACGATAAATGTACTCGCTCTATTTCAAAGTTATCTGTAATGATGTTCAAGGCATCTGCTCCAATATAAAAAGGAGCTTCTCTCCACTTAAGAGAGGGGCCGTTATTCGGGTCGAATATGTAGCTTTCAGAATCAAAGTCTTTTATTTCAAAGAGACTCAATCGAATCCCTTCGCAATCGGCTGACTTTGCATAAGCATAAGCACTGGAAAGGTCTAGGTAATCATCTGGCAGTGCTACTATCGCCTTGTCATCTATCTGTGATGTTTGAGGTAGGTTGTTGTTCTGAACAAGAAAAGTGTTAATCTCTCTAATCTCGTCATCATTCTTGTTGTCAAGAATGTACTCTACCCGTCTTATCTGTTCTTCATTATAAAGAAGAACGAACCTGTCTTTAGAAGCAGTTATATTGTTAGAACTTAAGTTCTTGTTTACTTTAGTTAGGAATCTTAAGTATGCTTCTTGTATATTCATCAGTCAAGTTGAAGTTTCTCTAGGAGTTCTTCGTTTCCAACCTTAGTCAGGGTAACATAAGCTTGATTAACAGTCCTTCCTAGCTTTTCACCGTCTATATAATAGGTTCCGTCTTCTTTAATAATTTTTCTTCTTTTTACGAAATCGTTAATCCTATTCTTAATTAAGATTTCTTCGTAATCAGTTTCTTGAATTGTTTCTAGAATGTATTCCAAGTTTCTAGAGTCTGCAATCCATTTTTCTAAGAGTGAAAGCATTACACCTTTTGTTGCACTCTGACCTCTTCGTAAAGCCCCTACATATTGTAAGTATTGCTTTAGTTTATCAGAATCTTTCTTGTGTAAGTTTCCAAACCAAGTCATTACTTCTAATTTCTTTTCAGATGCTGTAGTTTGGTCTTCTGCACTCTTAGTAGTATCTACAATAGCGTACAAAGAACCATTATATCTTGGGTTACTTTGGTCGCAGTGCGGGGTAAGTTGCCCTCCTCTATAAGCCATGTAAAGCTTAAAGTATTGGTCCATGTCGTTTGTATCGATAATCACATTGTGAGATAAATCAATACCGCAGTTGTCGGAAGCTATAAAATCATTTTCAGTCGCTGTAGGATTGGTCTTGAAATAATTTTCTTTCTTTCTGTTAAACCAATCGATAAGGTCCTTCCTTTCTTTTAAAACTTTTGTGGACTCAGAGCTAGATTTCCCTGCAAACTCAACTGAGTTTTCATCAAATCCAGTATCATATCTACCTGTTTCAGGGTTACCGATGTACAAGCATCTTGCTGGTTCAGCGGTGTATGACACCATTTTATATCTATTGATATCTCTTAATCCTCCTGGAGTTGAATCGTCTAATTTCTCTACAATACGATAAACTCTACCTTTGACTATTTCAAAGCATTCTGAATACATAATTGGTTGTTTTAAGTGGTTTTTAAATGGTCTTTATTAGGAAAAAGGTGACCGACCTCCGTTTTGAATTCCAAAAACGCTACCCCCGTCTTTATATTTAGGAGTAGACTTCTTTTTCTTTTTCTTTTTCTTTTTGCCTCCATCCATAGCTTTTGTACCAGCCATGTTGTTCATAACTTCGTTTGCCTTTTTTACTGCTTCGTCTTGAGGCATACCTTCACTCATATATCTTTCTACAAGTCGATTAAACATTTCTTGCTTCGAAACTTTTCCTGAAGGTGAAGATGGTCCTCCCATTCCTGGATTCCCCCTCATAGGCGTAGGCCTGCCTCCTCGCATGGGTCTTCCACCCATTTCATAAATATTTCTATAATTAGGCATAATTATTTTTTTCTTTTTTTCTTTTTGCTTCCGCAAGTAAAGGGAGAACTGGATGGATTTTGTATACCAAATCCTTGTGCTCTATCTTTCATAGCATCAGAAACATAGCCACCATGCCCATAACTAGACGTTTTTACTTTTCTTCTACGTTTATAAGCGGCATTGACTTTAGACTGGATATCACTATTAGTGCTACCATTAGTTTTAGTACCATCTCCCATTCTTTTCTTCCCGTATCCCATGTCTCAAGTATTTAAGGGGGGAATAAATCCCCCCATTAAAAAAAGGTTATATTAAAACTCGTTAGTTTCGAGTTTCTCAATCATTACAACTCGAGACTTGTCTGGAATCCATGCTGACATGGAAGACATGCAAGTGAACTCTCTACCAGGTTGTGGTCTTGAGTAGTTGAATCCTGATTCGAATACAGGTCCGTTAGTAGAACCATAAGAGAAGTCAGGCACATTCTTAGGCTTAACAATGTAAAGATTGCTTGTACCTTTAGATTTGTTGTCAATCTCAACTCCTTTTGGCATTACGCTACGGTCAAGTACGTTAGAGTACATTGGGTCAGAGATATCATACATTACTAATGTGTAAGCTCTCTTAGAAAGACCTGCAGAGTATCCTCGGCTAATGTAATCTCCAAAGCTATCATAGTCAAGAGATGGGTCGTGCTCAACTCTTACGTGACCGATTCCGTTAAGGAATGCCTCACCAATAGCATAAGAAGCATAAGTTAAGTTGTATCTATCGTTACCAGAAAGAATCTTCACTGGAAGAGCTTCTTGGTCGATATGTACTGGAGTAGTGTTCTTGAACTCTTCTTTGAATAGCTCACGAACTAAGTTGTGTGCGTGGAATCCAGCCTTGAAAACTAATTTTCTGTCGTGGATTTGGATAGATGTACCGTGATAGATAATCTCAGCAGCACGTTGAATCAACTGACGTAATTCGCTTACATTTTTGTAGATGAATCTGTGACCTCTACGCAATTGGTGGTAAAGTCCTTCGTTGATTAACTTCGAACCGTTGATACCAGTGATAGTCGCACCTCGGTCAAACATCATACCCATTGCAGTAAGCTTCATTAACTCAGCCATTGCAAGAGCTTCCATGATAGGCTGTACTCTTACTGTGTTCTTAACAAGACGACCTGTTCCAGGATTAATTTGTCCTACGAAGAAATAGTCACCTCCAAGTTTGTCTTGCATTTTCTGCAATCTATCAGTCAAGTGAGAAGCTTCTTTTCCGTTTACAGTAAGAACGTCTGCATAAGCAGAGTATCCAACTTGTACTGCACGGTAATCTCCTAAAGTATACTGAAGTTTAACAGAGTTTTTACCAAGTCCCGCCATATTAGGAGCAGAATATTGAGTATCGAACTCACCAGCAATGTGGTCAATTTTAACATACTCAGTACCAGGCTTAAGCTTAGATGCTGGGAAGTACTTGCTTCTGTCTCTTGTCACAAGCTGTACAGTGTGAACGTATCCGTCCCCTTCGTCTACAACTTCTGAATCTTCGATAACGATTACTTGCTCACCATCTACTGGGTCGTAAGTAAGGATATCACCAGGAGAGAATGGATGAGATAATTTGATATCGAAGAATGAACCATCAATACCTAAGTAGTCACCTTCTTCTACGTTTTGTACAACGCATGGCTTATCAATATCCATTGCAATTTCGTAGTCAAAGCTTCCTCTGATTCCGTTAACAAAGATTTTATCAGAATTCTTTAATGCATCCTTAATAAAAGGAACGTTTACGATGCGAGCGTTTTCAAATAGCTCAAGCATCCCTAAAGATGTTCTGTCATCTACATAGTCAGCTGCTTTGAGGGCAACTGAGTCAATATACCCAAATTGAGACTGGATGTCACTTTTGTTAGTAACCCCAATCACAGTGGAGTCATTAAAATTGGCTCCAATAAATTGTCCGTTAAAATTTTCTTTTCCCATTTTTACTCGATTGTGTGTTTAATATTTTATTTATTAGTAAAGGGATTACGAGTTTGTTTATCCCTTGTAGGCTTAAATGAGAAGTCTTTCTTTTCAGTAGTCTTCCCCTTTTTCTTTAATTCAAAAAATAACTTCTTTCTTTCCTCTTGTTGTTTACCAGATGAAACCTCATCGATAAATGACTCAGGGTCTGAAAGAAATTTATAAAGTAGAACAGAACGCTGTGGGTCATTTCTAAATGCCACGTAGGCCTCGTCTACAGCTGTAAAACCAGTTTGTGGGTTAACGTCAGTTAAGCTCTTTACTACTTCTCTAGCTTGCCTGTCATTTACTTTCTGATTTTTAAGAATGCCTCTTACATTCTTTTTATATGTAGAGATGGCTTTCTCTCTCTTAGCTGCTAAGTCTGCTTGTTTCTGCATCATAAGCTTATGTTCATTTTGAACTCTAGCTTGTACATGAGAAAACGCAGTACTTGCTTCCTCCTCTAAATCGTTAGCATCTAACTTGCTAACATATTTATTAATTTTTGCATCATCCCACCCTACAAAATTTTTGTAGTATGTGTAAATAGCACTTAATTTTCCTTGTTCAGAATCAATATTTAAATTATTAACCCTGTTGACTTTGGTCATAGATTGGTAGTAACTATCCAAATCACCACCCATCTTTTTAAACTCAAGATACTCTCTTTCAGCTGGATGTAAACTATTATAAAAAGAACTACCTAAGTTCTGTTTTTTCCATACATCCTGTTGCTTAGAGAGCTGTTCAAAGACCTCTTTGTCTATGTCAAGGTCTTCCCTACCTTCAAAGTCTTCCCAGAAACCATCTTTTATTAACTTATCAGCAGTTGCTTGATAGTCAAAAAAAGCATCGTTTGTTTCTAATGCCTCGTTTACTTTTTTCTTAGATTCTTTAGCTCCCTCATCGTCAAAGGCAACTGGTTTATCTAAAATATCTTCTATTTCAATCTCTTTAGTTTCAAGTTCTCCTTCTTCTTCTTCTATTTCTGTAGAGGGTTCAGAATTTTTTTCTAAAGATTCTCTTTCTTTCCTATCTTCTTCAATGTTTTTTTCTAGTTCATCTGAAGAAATATCTTCCATCTCTGCTGTCGGTGTTTCGGCTTCACTATCTTCTAGTTGGATAGTAAAAGGGTTGCCAATAGTAAATGGATTCTTTTGGTCTTTCTCTGACATGGTGGTTATTTTACGGTACAAACTTAAAAATAATATCTAACTTATGCAAATTTCTTACAAGAGTTAAATTTGATTAATTTTTATTATTGAGTTTTACAAACTCTGTAATATTTATGTTTTACAATTTGTAAATTTACAAAATTTGTAAATTTTAGTTTTTATTTATCTTGGCGATTTGCATCTGCTTGTCAGCAATCTCTTTTCTAGCGTTTATCTCTTGCTGCTTAAGAGCTAATTCTTGCTGCTTAAGAAGGTATTGTCTATTTTCTTGAGTTTCTTTCAACCTATTTTGTAACTCCATTTGCCTCATCTTAAACCTAGTGTCAAGGTCTTGTGTTGCAGTCTGTAGTTGTTCTACAACTTTTGGAGTTTCTTCTTCGTCTGGGGTTTGGCCATCATCCTTTACAAATCCTAAAGACAAGATAGTTTGCTTGTTCAATGCAATTTCTCCTTTTAACTTCTCTATCTCCATCTTATGTTGATGTTTAAGCTGTTCAAGTTCAAATTCATTTGCTTTTTCAATCTGCAGTTGCTGTTGCTGACGTTTTTGCTGCATTTGTTTTTGAAGGTCTGCTCTTTGCCTACCCAGCCTAGCTATCTGTATAATTTTAGCAGTAGAATCTGCAGATATTACCTCAGCCATATCTTCTAATGTCTTAGATATGGTATTGTCACTAAAGAAAGTTTTCTTGAGAGTTTCTAACTCACTTCTTCTCTTTGAATTATTTTGAGTATAGATTTTGAATCTTCTTATTGGTAATTCGGGGTCAATCATAGAAACAAAATGTCTTATCTTGTCGCTATCTGTGTAACTAACCGTAATGTCTTTACCCTGCTGCTGTAGCCATTGTGCTACATTAATATGCATTTCTGCTGACCTCTGATGGAACTTAGAAAACTTATCAAACCAAACCTCTGTTTGTGCATATGATGCATCTTGAGTTACTTGTATACCAGTAGCAGTTGTCTGTTCTATTTGGCCTGCCATTCTTTGAGGATGTAAACCGAGTTTTTCGAATGCCCTGTTTCTAATAGCTTGAGCAAAGTTTAGTTTGCCCATCATAGCTGCCGTTAAATCCATGTTGACCATTTGGAAGTTATTGAAGGCAGTTCCTCTAGCTTGAGAAGAATCTACAGGGAGAAGCCCAAGGTTCCTCGTTACTTCCATTAGTTTGCCAATAGCTTCGTCTCCTCCAAAGTCTTTTAAGAACTCAGGCATATATGCTAGGTCCATTAGGAAGAATAATCCAAGTTCCTTAGACATATAGTCTCTAGCCATGTTCATAGCAAGAGAATATTCAATTTGGTCTATCTCTACTCTAGAAACTAGAGATGTGTGTTCGAATAGACCATTAACAGGCAGGAGAGTATGGAATAGAGAGCTTTCACCTCTTAATTGATATTCCATAGGTTCTCCATAGAGGTATAAGTGTTCTGGTAGGTCTGTATTATCGTTTAGTATTTTAACTCCTTTCCAAACTTCAGGAACGTAGTCCCAAAGAATAGTATTCTCTCTTGGATTTTTTTGGTTTTCCTCTAAGGAAACCGTAGTGAGTTTTTTTATTTGATATTCGTTAATAATATCTTTTAAAATTTCGTCTGTTACAATTTCTGTTACAAGTTGCTGAGTATCCCCTTTCTTCATTGTAAGAAACCCTATCCTTTTGTAGGATACCCAATATGCTTCTACAACTCTAATCATGTCATAACGATTTTCGTAATCGTTAAAGAACAAATTAAAATTTTGGTCTTGATTAGGGAAATGCCCTCTGTATCCAAAGTCCATACCAGTTTGGTCCTGTAGAACACCTAAATTTTCATAAGCAATATAATTAGGATGGGATACTCTTTTATTATAACCTCCAAAATTTTCTAACCAAGACTGCGTGTCTTTTATGCTGTTAGATGCAGATACCTCGGATTGAGTGTAGTGTTTTGATTTAAGCAAGTCTCTTTTTTGACTTTCTGTCATCATGTGTCCGTAGTTCACTACCACTTGATTAGGGGATAGATATTGTATCCGACCCACATACTCGCCTAATTCAGGATACTTTTCTTGTTGAGTAACTGAAGTAAAAGTGTTCAAAGGCGACCATCTTTCAGGTTGATAAAAGTCATGACCGATTCTCCAGTGCATAAAGCATCTACCAGTGATTAGATAATCTCTGAATAGCTCTCTATACAGTTCATCCATTTGGAATCTTGTCTCTCCCTCTTCAATAAGTTGTTCAGCCCACTCTATGTAGATAGGTTTCCATTCGGAATCCATATAATCTTGAACTTCCTTTGGTATGTTTTTTTGCTTGGCTTGCTGGAGCTGTTGCATAAACTTCTGCTTCTGCTCTTCGTTTTCAAACTTTTTACCCATTGGGTCCATACCCATTTTCATCAGCTTCAAGTTGACCTCAGTATCTATTGCTTTTCCTACTTTCTGCCACAAAAGGTCTTTCTTCACACGTAGATATTCATTCGTGGAAGTTGGGTCGTTAGTGTAGATTATAGTAGGATTTGGCTTTTTGATGTACTCACCTATAAGAGTGTTGACTATAGGTTCTATGAAGCCATAGTGTTGTAAGTCTTCGGGAAGGTCTGACTGTTGCCTTAACATGTCAACCTCTGATAAAAATGCAGAAGTATTAGTCACAGCACTATATGAGTAACTTCCCTCTACGATGCGGTAAGCATCTTCAAATCTATGTCTTGCGACATTGAGCTGTCGAATACCTATAGTTTCTAGAGTATCCATACAGTCCTTAAACCATATTTTGGTTTTCTTTTTGTCAGGTAACGCCTGAGCAGGAAGTCTTAGACTATCCCCCAAAAATGGTGCATCCTTAAGATTTATGTCGAAAAACATATGCTAATTTAATATCTAGCGAATATATGTATAATATTTTAATTAAACAAATTTCTTACAATTATCGGTATCTTCCCCTACCAAAATTCTTATCGGTAAGTTTAGAAAAAGTATCTCGCTTGACTTGATATTTATCTTCAGAGCCTTTGATATTATTTATAGATAGCTCTTCGTCCCATATAAGAGCATGACCAAAAGACATTATTCGGTCATAGTTTTTATAGTTACCAAACTTAATAATCTCTTCCAGTAGCATAGGGTCTGTTATTCTAGAGATACCTAGAACTGTTATCTCATCCCCCTCTTGAGTAGTTTCACCTGTAGGTATTTGGTCCCAACAATAAGTCTTCAATAATTTAAGAAGATGCTCTTTGTTTCTAGCTGTGGCTGGTAACCCATAATCAACGTTTGCCCTACTATTCTCGTTAATTCTAAGGTTTGTTCCTTTTGCTTGTGCAATATAATGTTCTGCCTTTTGGCTGCGTAGATACTTGACAAAAGGAACGTCTGCCTCTGGTAGACACTCTGCATTGTATAACTTAAGAAGCAGCATCGCTTGTCTGTAATAAATGGTATCCATATGTGGTCTACCTGTAAGCTGTGCTACTATTTGGTTTTGAAATCCTGAAACACCAGCCTGCCTTTTAAATATGTAAAGACAGTTCAAAGAGTCAGATGTTGTAGATGTAGCGACTTTCGCACCGTCAAACCCTGCTATGTACGTTCCTCTTTTGATTTGTCTAGGGTCATCAAATATAGGTCTCTCATATACAACTACAGGGGCATCGTATGCTCCTCCTCTAAATGGGTATTCTGTTACGGGTTCTAGGGCAGATTGAGTAATTGTTATTATACCATGTGGTGTTTGTTCCAGTCTTACGTACTCTCCTGTTAAACCATCCAGCCTTATTCTGTCCTGTGTTTTCTTAGCTTCTTCAACAGGGAAAGGATTGTTACCTGAAAACAAGAAGCAATCTTCTGGTTGGAAAGGATAGTACATCTGCGCCTTCTTTCCTTTGTCTGAGGACTTCCTGTGTTCTGCATTTATAAATCCTTCTACTTTTTGTTGGGACTCTTCCCAATCCGTAACAAAGATATCCAGTCCTTCAAGTGCCTTAAGTTCCTCCTCGTTGAACTTTCTGTTGAGGTATTGTACCAAAGGTATTTTTTTCTTCTGGCCCCCCTTGTTAGACATTTGGGCAGGAACAAAAAGACTAACTTGTTTATCAGTATCCTGAACGTATTGAAAATGTTCATCTTTTACTTCTTCTAAATATTTTTTTACATCAAAGTGGAAAAAGTCTGATTTTTCTGTAAACAAGAAATCCATTTCTGCATCTGCAGCAAAGTCTGTGTTACCTCCAGTACCAATCAATAGCTCAACAAATCTTCTTTCGCCAAGGTCATTCTCGATGGCAGGTAAAAGTGCTGAACGTTGTTTAGAATACAAATATTTTCCTACCTCATCCCATACAGCCTCGGTAGGTGTGATACCTGCAAGTAATTCTTCTTTTGAAGTAACTTGTCCCTGCTGAAGGTTCCTAACTGATATTCTTGAAAAAGCAAATGAGTTATCGTTAGGTTTATCAGCTATAGGAAAGAATTCATAACTAATTGGATTGATTGGGTTTCTTCCTTTCGTTACAATTCTTTTGTTAAACTCTATCTCAACATCAGAAGATGTTGCTTTGTTCCAGTCACTAATCTTTACAAAGTCTGAAAAACAATCAGGTCTTTTCTCGTAGAACTCATCTAGATACTTGGTAATGTTGTTAAGGTCAGACTGTGACCCTCCAATAATTAAAGGGTTACTATACTGAAAAATAAAAGTATTGTATGCGACTCTTGATGCAATAAAAGATGTCTTAGCAAATCGTCTTGTACCAAATGCAAGTATAGGTTGTTTACCATTTTTATCAGCTTGTTCATAGCACCAATTTATAAGCCATTCGTTGTCTCTTAGATTAGGATTATCTACAACTCTTACAGAATTACCAAACTCATCACGCTTATCTATAGACAACTTAAAAAAATTAAGATGCCAGTATAACCATCCTGTAATGTGAACTCCTCCTACTTCTACACCTGATTTACAATATCCTATATGCCTCATCCAAAATGAGACATAATTTTCATCATCTCTCTCAGGTAACACCTGATGGATAAGAAAAGAGCTATATGCTATTTTAGGAATCCTTGCCTCCTGCATTCTTGGTGTTTCTTTCAGCTACAGCCCCTCTGATGAATTCAATCATTTCACTATATTCCATACCTGAAACATTCATAAGCTTGTCTCCTTCAAAATAGAAAGCAGGCTTTAGTTCGTTTATTAGGGGGATTAGTTCTTCATTTACATCAAAGTCTTTACCAAACACTTGTTTAGCAGCTGAGTTAGCTTCTCTGATTTTAAACAAACATTCTTGTGCTGAAGATATTAACATTACTTTTATATATCGTTCTGCTTCGTCCTCATCAGAAAGTTTGTTGGCTCTCTTTGTGAGTTCTTCGTACATCTCTTCTGAATACTTGATAGTATTCTTGAAGTACTGTTCCTGTTGTTCTAAAGTATTATTTGCCATTTCTTATTTCTTCTAAAGTTTTTTCTAAGGCTTGTGCAAATTCTTCATCCGTGCAGTTTAAAGCTACGGGTGTCACACTCTTCCTTTTAAAGTTTTTTCTTCTTAGTGTAGCCCTGATTAGGTCCATTGCTGTGTGGTCGTTACTTTCTGTAAGTACTTTTGTAACCAAGTCAGCTATATGTGTTTTTCTTAATGAGTTCATTATTCTTCTATAACATTTCCTTTAAATAATATTTTATACAGACCGACATTAGTCACTAAACTTAAATGCTTGTGTATTTCTCCTGGAATCTTTGTGTTGTACATTGCTGTAATATCTAAAGAATCCCCATCTCCTATCTTGTTTTTTGTATATCTTACTTCAAAGCAACTGCAAATTTTTGCTTTTAAAAGTTCGATATCCATTTCATTATCTTCAAATCCATCATAGTCACCTCGCAAGTTAATGAGGCTAAACTTAAATTTAGATGTATTTGGGTTTGAGTTTAGAATTAAATCATCTACGTATTCAATTACTATTTTTTCCCCTTCAACAGTCATATATACCTTCTCTGCATCGTGTATTCTAACTGCTATACCTTGCTCTGGGAACTCTTTTATATCGTGCCAATTGTTTGCTGGGCAAACTTCATCAGCAACTTTTGTTTTTGCTTTTAATGGGCATTTACAAATACCACAGATATGACCTCCAACAATTTGTTTTTTGTTTTCACAAGACATACAAGTTTCATAACGAAGTTCACTAAACTCGGGCATCTTACCCGTTAAATGATTCTTCCATCCTTCGATAATTCTCTTTGGTCTAATCTTACCCATTTTTAATTGATTTAGGATTAAATCTCTTTCTAAAAAACCATATGTTTTTCACTTTGTTATCCAAAGCTTTTTGCACTAGAGCATCTACTTTGTCTATTTTTGTATTTACAATATACAGAATATTTTTTATTTCTGCAATAGTTTTTGGAGAATTTTTCTTTGTATACTTTAGTTCCCTCTCAACTTTATTTTTTAAACCATGAAGAGAAGATATTGTGTAATACAAATTACCAAACTTAGGTATCTTAAATACTACGTTATCTGTTTTAGACATCTCTTGAAGTGTCTTATCAAGAAAGTACCAGTATATAGCTTCTGCTGCTTCCTTGTCTCCACCTCGCTTTTCAAACTCATCTAAAATATCCTCTAAGAAATATATTTTATCTTTATATTCCATTGAATTTCATGATGAATGCTACATTGTGTTCTGAGTCTAGAGCTGATTTTAGATGTGACAGGTCAGTATTAAATACTTTTTTACCTCTGTTGTTTTTATCTATTAATCCTTTCTTTTTTAACCTAGAAAGCATTGTAGCCACATTTTGTTCTGTATTTACACCTATACCAGATGAAATAACTTTATTTTTAAATTTCTTATCATTCATGTCATACAATAAACATAAAAGCAAGATATCCATGTCTCTTTTAGTTAAAGATGTAACAGAAACAGAATATATCTCTAAGACCTTTTTTATAAGGTCAATCTTATCTGTATATTGTATGTCAAAAGGAAGTGCTGTGTATTTAGACATATTATATTATTTACTCACCCTAGAACCCCTCTCACCAAACCCCCTGTAGTCCCCCTTTCCTCTCTCCCCTTGTTTGGACATTGCAAACATAGTAAATAAAATTGACAATGTCAAGGGTTTTTGTAAAAAAAGTTTACAGGTAAAAAAAATATTGTAAATTACTTGTTTATGTCAGATATATTTTGTAGTTTCACACAAAACCATATTTATGACAGACCCTAACGAATTATTGGACAGGGAGTATTTTAATGATTACTTCGAATGCGTAGTAGATTATGTGGACACTGAGCACTTGTCAGATGAGCTATATGACGAACTACAAACAGAGATAGAGGATTTTGTTTTCGAATTATTTCTACATGATGTCAGATGTGGTATTGCCACTCATTTTGTGGAGACAATGTTCAAACTATTTAAAACAAAACTAAACAATGGGAAGTAAGCTAGATGAAGCTCTAAAGAGTTTAAATAAAAATTTTGGGTCGGGTTCTGTTTTTCATCTCGGTGAAAACGAAGCATTTGAAAAACTAGAGAGAATACCTACAGGTTCTCTAGGGCTAGATACAATAACAGGAGGGGGATACCCTCTAGGACGAATTATAGAGTTGTTTGGTTGGGAGTCTTCAGGGAAGAGCACATTGTGCATCCATGCAATAGCACAGGCACAAGCAATGGGCAAGAAGTGTGCGTTTGTTGATATGGAACATGCGTTTGATAAGAACTATGCAGAAGCTCTAGGTGTAAACACTGAAGAGCTTATTTTTTGCCAACCTAGTAGCGGAGAAGAGGCTATAGAAATAACTAAGACACTTGCTAACACTGGTGAGATAGGATTAGTGGTTGTGGACTCAGTTGCAACTATGGTACCTTCTGTTGAAGCTGAAGGTGAAGCAGGAGAGAGCAAGATGGGTGTACATGCAAGATTGATGTCACAAGCAATGCGTGTGTTGTCTCCTATTGCAAGTAGAAACAACTGCACTCTTATATTTGTGAACCAGCTTCGCCAAAAAATTGGTGTTATGTATGGTTCTCCAGATGTCACTACAGGGGGCAACGCTTTGAAGTTCTATTCGTCTATTAGGATAAAACTCACATCAAGCAAGTCTGCTGGTAACAAAGAGAAAGTTGATGGTGTTGATAGGCAAGTATCTAACTTAGTAACTGCAACAACAGAAAAAAATAAAACATATCCACCTTTGCAAAAGCATTCTTTTCAGTTAAAGTTTGGAGTGGGGATTGATGCAAAGGAAGAAATAGTAGATATGGCCATAGCTCTTGGTCTCATAGAAAAAAAGGGAGCATGGTACAGCTATGATGGCTCGCAGCTAGGACAAGGCAAGAAAGCGGTGTTCGCTTTACTTGAAGATAATCCTGACCTTGAGGATATCTTGAGAGAGGAGATAACTAAACATTATAATCAATGAGAGAGGACTTAAGTACTAGAAAGACAAAAACCAACCCGTCTTTTAAGTACGAATTGAGTGAAGAACAAAAACTTGCAAAAGAAAAAATTCTTGACTCTAAGATTGCTATCATTACTGGTAAAGCAGGTACGTCAAAGACGTTCTTAGCTTCACAGATAGCCTTAGATTTGTTTTTGAAGGGAGGAGTAGAGAAAATGTATATAGCTCGACCACAGGTCTCCACAGAGGACATGGGATACCTTCCAGGAAACAAAGATGAGAAAATGAGGCAGTGGTGTGCGCCCGTTATAGAAAACATGGAGATTCTAAGAGAGAACGGGAAGAAAGAAGTAGAGAAGTGGTTGAAAGATGGTCAACTAGAATTATTACCTTTGCAGTTTGCTAGAGGGAGAACAGTGACTAACAGTATAATGATTATTGATGAAGCACAGAACCTGACTAAGCTTCAAACGTATCTATTCTGTACAAGACTTGGTAAAGGCTCTCTTATGATATTTACAGGAGACTTGAGACAGAATGATTTGAAGCAACCTAGTCGAAGTGGTTTTCATCAACTGATAGAAACTGCAGACAGACTAGATGAAATGGTTCACGTGGAACTTCAACAGAATTACAGAGACCCTATGGTTGCTAAATTCATGGAACAGTACGAAAAAATTTGCGGCTGGTAATGTGGGTTTACGATGACAAGAAGATAAGCTCTATAGAGCAGATACCTACCGATGCGATTGGCTTTGTGTATTGCATAACCAATCTATCCAAGGATAGGATGTACATAGGTAAAAAAAGCTTGTACCACTGGAAAAGGGTTGGAATCAAGAGATTTCAGGAGCTAAAACTAGAGGGTTGCCAAGTAAAAAGACATAAAAACAAAAAAAAATCCAAAAAAGGCTTGCCTGTTTGGGTGCATAAGGCTAGATTAGAGTCTGATTGGTTGTTGTATACAGGTTCGAATACACAGCTCAACGAGGATATAAAGAATGGAGACAGGTTCGATAAGGTGATTTGGGAGTTTTCTAATTGCGAAAAGAAACTCTCTTTCCTTGAAACTGAAGCTCAATTCAAGATGGATGTTATTAGAGATAGTAGGAGGTTTTATAACGGTAACATTCTAGGGAAATATTTCCCAGGGGACTTAAACTGTTAGGATGGTTATAAAGGATATTATACGTAAACACATCGAGGAAATACTAGCAATATATGGTAAACACGGTAACTTTACGTATACAGCAGAAGAGTTTTGCAAAAAACATAAGTACAAATACACTGATTCTTGGAGAAGAGCTGTTAGTAGATATATTAACTCCTTACCCGAAATTGATGCTGATGAAGCATTAAGAGAAGAAGCACAAAGCATTAGTCCTGCGAGAGTACTTATATTTGATATTGAAACTGCTCCACTGATGTCTAACATATGGGGACTGTGGAATCAAAACGTAGGACACAACCTATCAATGCTAGAATCAGACTGGTTTATTATCACCTGGTCAGCAAAATGGTTATTTGAAGAAGAAGTATTTACAGGCAAATTAACACCTGAAGAAGCAAAGAATCAAGATGATTCTAGAATAGTAAGAAACTTTTGGCAACTCTTGAACGATGCAGATATTGTAATCGCTCACAATGGAGACAAGTTTGATATCAAAAGAGTTAACACTCGCTTCCTAAAACTGGGTTTACACCCACCGACACCGTACCAGACTATTGACACCCTTAAACATGTCAGGAAGAAGTTTAACATTTCATCTAACAAACTAGACTACGTTGCTAAGTTTCTAGAGCTTGGAGGTAAGATGGAGACTGGTGGTTTTGAGCTGTGGAAAGGATGTATGGAAGGAGACCAAGAATCTCTTAACAAAATGGAGGAGTACAATATCAAAGATGTGACTCTTCTAGAGGAAGTATATTTAAGGATACGTTCTTGGATTACTCCTCATCCAAATATGGGTCTTCACATAGGTGAAAACGTAACTTGTTGTGCAACTTGTGGGGGGACAGACTTAACTATTGTAGGAACTTACAAGACGTACATGTCTGAGTACGATGCTCTTAGGTGTGATTCTTGTGGAAGTATTAACAGGTCAAGAGCAAGTTCTCTGACAACAGAAGCTAGAAGGCTCCTGACAAAATCAGTTTAATGAGTAAAATAGTATTTTTAGAATTAACAGGTTATTACGCAACTTCAAATAGTTTTGCGGATACTTTAGACTGTGAAAAGTGTTTGGAAGAAGCAAAAGAAAAAGCTGAAAATTTAGGATTACCTTCAGAGCATTTTGAAGCAGCTTGTGAAGAAATTTGCGGAGACGATTTAGAAGAGGTGGACACATCTGATTTAAAAAAAGAAAAAATATTAATTAGAGTAGAAGATATAAAGAACATATCTCAAAACTCCAAAGGTAAAGTTATTATTCAGTCTAGACACAGCTTTATGCCTAGACTATATGACGACACGTATGAATCAGTCATAGAAAGAGTAAAAGATTATATTACAATTGTATAATGAATCTAAGTGAGAAACATTTAAAACTATTACATAAACTATCAAAAAGTTGGTTAGACTACAGGAGACTGGGCTATGACGAAAAAGTCATAGAGGATGACCTCCTAGAAAATATTATGCACATAGGGTTAAATGTTGAAGATGCACTTATCATTGTAGACGAAATAAAAATGAGAGTTAAATGGGGTTTCGATTGTTGCCCCAACTAATTGTCAATAATTTGGATAATTGAATAATTTTTACTATATTACATGGCTAGAAGAAAAAATTATAAACCTATACAAGAGGAGTCTTTTTGGGACTCTAGAGCTAGGTATGAGGATTTAAAAACTTCGGGGGAACTTTTTATTAAGTATCCTGATATGGTAGGTATATGGAGCTACGATATGATGAAGTTTTTATGTAATGATGATGTTCTTCAAGAAGAGGAGAAGAAGCAAGAAGAAGAGCCAAAAAAAGATATAGACACTAACACCGCACAGTGGTATGACAAGGAAGAGTAAAAAATGGTCAACTAAATATAAAAAGTCCATTAATTGTAAAAACCCAAAAGGTTTCAGTCAAAAGGCTCATTGTGCTGGTAAAAAGAAAAGAGCAAAAAAATGAAAAAAAATATTTGTTTATTTGTGAAATGGGTTACCTTTGGCAAAGTTTGCATGGGTTATTGCGAGGTAAAAAATTGTAGAAAAAAATAATGTCAATAGAAACTGCTATAGTTACTGTATTATTATTAGCATATATTATTATTGACAGACTGCGTAAGTCATGAGAAAGTTTTTTAAAGCAATGTTTTCAGAAGGAGGAGAAGTATCCTCTAAAAGAGTGGTTACAGCAATGTGCCTGCTTTTTATGCTTATTGCTTTTACATCAAACTTGTTTGGTGATTACACCGTAGAACAACATATGTTTGAATCCTTACAATGGATAGTCATGGCAGGACTAGGATTCACAGCATCGGAAAAGTTTTCCGAAATACTTAGTAAAAGAAACAACCAAAACCATGAGTAAAAAAGTTTATAACATTAGAGGGTATAGATACGGTGGTGAAATCACTATCGGACAGGTAACAAAAGAATTCTATAATTATTGGGCTAACTCAGATGAAGAAGAGTTCACTAATTATATTCTAGATGCTTGGGAAGATAATGAAGATGAGAATATCCCCGAAATGACAGAAAATGGAGACCACTACTGGCATGATATTGATGATATCCTGCACTTTTACGGAAGTCACGCTAGTTCAACTGTAACTTTAATAGATACAGAAACTGGAGAGGAAGAGGAAGTTGAGCACCAGTTCTTGTGGGGCCGAGAAGGCGGTTTCTTTGACGAGGAGGAGCCTGATTGGGATAATCTGCACCAAGATGTCAACCAAGAAGATTACGTGCCTGTAGTGGCTTGTATGAGCGAAGAGAAAGGAGGATTGGCTACTTGGGTTCTAGAGTTAGAGGAAGGAGAAGAGTTCGATGAGAAGAAACTCTCTGCTGGAATACTAGAAACTAACTTTGGAGAGTTTGTAGAAAAACTTTACTATGATGGTAAAGAATTAGAAGATGATGGGGGAGGAAGTACAAATGGGAAAGGGTTTACTGTCAAACTTGGATGGTTTAACACAAAATGGACAGATAGCCTTGAACAATACGCTGAGGGAAGCGAAAGACTAACCGAAGCACTAAATGAATTGAAAGAACAGCTTGAATGGGAAGCTGAGAATAACTAAATAACTAAAAATAAAATTAAAAACGAGAAATAATGCCTAGTTACGATATATCGATTAAAAAAGAAAACCTAGTCAAGCACGGATGTGCTGTACCTGCAGGGTACGTAAGATTAAGCTCAGTAATCTCAAGATTACCTGCATATAACAAAGATGAAGATGCAATAGCCGCAGGACTAAGAGACTGTGACATGTATGCAAACGGCATAAATAATACAATTGGTATTGTAGGTTCAGGAGGTTCAGGTGGCACTTCCGTAGGAGATAGAGCCATTACAAATGCTCTTGATATTGCTATTCCTCAAGAAGAAGTTGTAAAGTATGGTTGCCAAATACCAAATGGTTATGTAAGGTTTACATCTGTTTACGGAAGTTTACCTGTATACGATAATAATTCAGCTGCATTAGGAGATGGTCTTAAAGAATGTGACCCATATCTTCTAGGCGGTTCTGGAGACTTAGCTTTTGTTCGTCTCGGGGGTACACCAGTTACTACTGGAGCATTGGAAAAGAAAGTACCTTACTTTGATATTGCAATTAAAAAAGAACAAATTGTCTATAGAAACTGCAATATCCCAAAAGGATACATAAGACTTAGCCAAGTATTGGCTTCGTTCCCTGTTTACATAAAAGAAAAAGCTGAGGCTGTTTTACCTGAGTGCGGAGGATACCTTCGTGTGAATCCATCAGGTAAAATTACTGCAGCTAATGTTTCTTTTGTTAGAAAGGCTACAACTTAATCATGCCTACTAAGTAATGAATTATAATTCTGACTTTAAGTATGACCTTGAAATAGGTAAAATTGGGGAAGAAGCACTAGGTAATCTTCTTTCCGACCAAAAGATAGAGGTTAAAACCGATTTTCACCTTGCAGATACTAATAATTTAGCTGTTGAGTACGCCAGTAGAGGCAAATACTCAGGAATATCCACTACAGAGGCAGAATGGTTTGCCTTTGTAGAAGGAAATGACCAAGACACTATAATTTTAGTAAAGACGGAAAGGCTAAAAAGTCTATGTAAGAAGTCATTCGCTAGAAAAGTACCAGGAGGTGACAATAATACAAGTAGATTGGTTCTGATACCATTCCATAAAATATTGGAAAGATGATTAGAAAAACTCGCAATAAGAATCAATGGAAGCTTTTTTCTAAGGATGGTAGCAAAGTTTTAGGTACTTTTAGGAGTAAGAAGAAAGCTCAAGAAAGAGAGCGACAAATTCAATACTTTAAAAACAGAAAATGAGAGATTGGGATTTAATGTTATCATTGCACTGGCCTCACGATAGGCTTGCTCTTGGGTGGGAATATTTACGCCCCACGCCAAACGACAAATGGCATACTATCCAAATCTTTCTTTTTATGGCAACATTCACCTTAAACATCGAAAGTCATGCCTAAGAAAGCACGTAAACCGTTACCAAAGAGATATAAAGCTGCTCCTGGCTCTGCTAGGGAGAAGATGATTCGCAAAGCAGGCGAGTTGTATCGAGCAGGAAGAAAGAAAGAAGCTGCTGAACTTAGAGAGAGGATGGAGAAGAAAGTTCGGGATGCAAATAAAAAGAAAACCACCGCACGTAAAAAATCTGTAAAACGAAAGAAAAAATGAGAAAGAAAGCACCATTTACAAGTCAATACGCTGATGGTAGTGGTATGGGCGTACAAGGATATAAGAAAGGCGGTAAAACCTCAAAGAAAGGAGGAGCCTCTGTTGATTCCAAGCTTGCCGCAAAGGCAGCTAACTCAAGGTTTTCCAAATCCACTCTTAAAAAAGTATATAAGAGAGGATTAGGAGCTTATGCATCTAGCGGTAGTAGACCAGGAATGTCTGCACACCAATGGGCAATGGCTAGAGTTAATTCATTTATTAAAGGAGGTCACTCTCAAGACAACGATTTGAAGGGAGGCGGGAAGAAAAAGAAGTAATGGGATTTGATAGACCAGGAATAAGTTTTGAATTCGCACCTGCACCCGCAGGTTTTAAGTGGGAGAAGCAGGCTGATGGAAGCTATAAGTTAAAACAAATTAAAAAGTAATCATGGCAGATAAGAAAAGAGTACCAGCACCCAAGGGGTTTCACTGGATGAAAGGCAAAGGAGGCTCCCTCAAGCTAATGAAGGACCCTTCGACTGGATATAAAAAGCATCCTGGTTCGTCCAAGTATGCTGAGTTTGGTATCCAGAAGGTCCACAGGAAAAAGAAGTAATGGAGCATATTCCCTCGGATAACACCTTAGAGATGGATAGATTGATATATACTATAACAACTACATATCACGAAGGACTAATATATACACATGGCTACGAACAGTAAAGAATATAACAAGAAGAACTACAAGAAGTATTGGGGTTCTAAGAAAGCGATAGCTGAACGCTCCGAGCGTAACAAAGCTAGACGTATCCTTACTAAAGAAGGCCGACTCAAAAAAGGAGACGGTAAAGAAGTAGACCACAAAAGACCCCTCTCTAAGGGAGGGACAAACGCAAAGAGCAACTTAAAGGTAACCACTCGTACTGCTAACAGGAAGAGAGGTGCTGCTATTGCAAACGCAAATAAGAAAAAGAAAAGAAGCTCAAAGAAAAAATAACTAATCCCATCCTCGTTTTTTAGTTTTGCACCCTCTTCGGAGGGTGTTTTTTTTGCCCCCCCCGTAGATTGTGGGTGTGGAATTTTGCATGTTGGGGGTGTGGGTAATATATATTACAACATCCCACCCAACAAAAAATTTTTGCTACCCCCTACAAGATTATTTTTACTACCTACTTTGTATCTGTAGAGTGTAGTGTTCTACCTTTCATGGTCTCAGTCCTGTCGTCCTGTCGTCCTGTCGTCTCAGTGATTCTAAAAAAAAATTTTGTGGTCTCAACTTTTTTACCTATCTTAGAGTTGTCACCAACGAGAGGTGACATAATTTAATCATCTTAATTATATATTATGAAAACTATTAAGTCTATCTATTACTATGTTTACATTGCTTGTTTACTAATGGCAGTGTATTGCTTCTTCCAAGCGGCACCTGATAACGCTACATGGAATGAATTAACAAAGTATGGTTTCCTGCAGTTGTTATTCAGCGTAGGTGCTGTGGCTTCTTATACCATCTACAAATCAGATATCTAACCAACCCTTTTGATACGGGGCTTCGGCCCCTTTTATTAACCCTTTTATTTTTAATCATGAACAATATTAATAACAAACAATTGAACGACCTTGACACTGCTATCTATATTCTAGAGCATCACTTAGAGAAACTAGAAAAATCAATGCCATCAAATCAATATGAAGCTGATGTCTCTACATTCATGCTCTACAATGA